TAATATTAACAATAGAACAAAACATGATGCTTCTATTAGCTCTGGCTTAGCTATAATGGCTTGTAATAAAAATAAATATAGACCAGTGGCTCAAAGAACTAAAAAAGATTTTAATTTAGGCTTTAAAAGATACGACAATAAGGGAAATATTTCACAAATAATAAAATAAATGCAGATAAACAGTAACCCTAATAGCATATTCCCGGATCAGGTAGTACCTGATGCAGAAAAAGCAACTATGGAATATGGCTTGCAAGTAGGTAGAGCTGTAGAAAGTGAATGGTTTTCAGGATCTAGATACGGAGTTTACAGATTTTCAAGTAATTATAATAATTTTCATAACTTAAGATTATATGCTAGAGGTGAACAGCCTGTGCAAAAGTATAAAGATGAACTTGCTATAAATGGTGATTTATCTTATTTAAATTTAGATTGGAAACCTGTACCAGTTATATCCAAGTTTGTAGATATAGTAGTAAATGGTATGTCTCAAAAATCTTATGAAGTAAAAGCATTTGCTCAAGATCCTGAATCTTTAAAAGCGAGAACTAAATACGCTGAAGAGCTAAATATGGATATTCAGCAAAAAGAACTACAACAGTCTATATTGCAAAGCACTGGAATTGATTTAAGTAGTGCTCAAGGAAGAAATTTAAATATTGAAAATGAGCAGGAATTAGAAGTTCACATGCAGATGGATTATAAACAATCTGTTGAAGTAGCGGAAGAAGAAGTCATTAATAATATACTTGATTTTAATAAATATGAACTAATTAAAAGAAGGTTTAATTACGATTTAACTGTACTTGGCATTGCAGCTGTTAAAACTGATTTCAATTTATCTGAAGGAGTTACTATAGATTACGTGGATCCAGCTAATTTAGTTTATTCTTACACTGATGACCCTAATTTTGAAGACATATATTATGTAGGTGAAGTTAAATCTATTAGCTTACCAGAACTTAAAAAAGAATTTTCTTATTTAACAGACTATGAACTAGAAGAAATCCAAAAATACACTGGTAATGAAAATTACCTAAGAAATTGGAACGGCAGAGACGATAACCAAACTATTCAAGTTTTATATTTTGAATATAAAACATACGCAAATCAGGTCTTTAAAATAAAGAAAAATGAAAACGGTTTTGAAAAAGCTTTAGAAAAATCTGATACATTTGATCCACCTAAAAACGATAACTTTAAAAAAGTATTTAGGTCAATTGAAGTTCTATACTCAGGAGCTAAAATACTAGGCCACAACAAAATGTTAAAATGGGAGTTAGCTAAAAGCATGACTAGACCAGAAGCAGATACTACTAAGGTTAATATGAATTATAATATTGTTGCCCCTAGAATGTATAAAGGACGTATACAATCATTAGTATCTCGTATTACTGGTTTTGCTGATATGATACAGTTAACACATTTAAAGTTGCAACAGGTGATGTCTAGAATAGTACCTGATGGTGTTTATTTAGATATGGATGGTTTAGCAGAAGTTGATCTCGGTAATGGTACTAACTACAACCCAGCTGAAGCTTTGAATATGTATTTTCAGACGGGTTCTATTGTTGGTAGGTCACTTACTCAAGATGGTGATCCAAATATGGGTAAAGTTCCTATTCAAGAATTACAATCATCTTCAGGGCAAGGTAAAATTGGCTCTTTAATTAATACTTACCAGTATTATTTACAAATGATCAGGGACGTAACTGGATTAAACGAAGCTAGAGATGGTAGCCAGCCAGATAGAGACGCGTTAGTAGGATTACAAAAAATGGCAGCTAATGCTTCAAATACAGCTACTAAACATTTAATGCAAGCTAGCTTGTATTTAACTCTTAGAACATGCGAAAATATATCTCTTAGAGTTGCTGATGCTTTAGCTTTTCCTTTAACTAAAAATGCTTTAGAAGGAAGCATATCTAGCTACAACGTAGGAACATTAGAAGAATTAAGTAAATTAAATCTTCATGATTTTGGTATATTTATAGAACTAGAACCAGATGAAGAAGATAAACAAGTACTAGAACAAAATATTCAAATAGCTTTAAAAGGTGGTCAAATAAATTTAGAAGATGCTATAGACATTAGAGAAGTTAATAACTTAAAATTAGCTAATCAAATGTTAAAGCAAAGAAGGAAGCAAAAACAAAAACAAGATCAAGCTGCTGCTCAAGCTAACATACAAGCTCAAGCTGCTGCTAATGCTCAAACTGCTGAAAAAGCAGCTATGAATGAAGTTCAAAAACAACAAGCGGTTGCTGAAACTAAAATACAAATTGAAAAATCTAAAATTCAATTAGAGATACAAAAAATGCAGGAAGAAGCCCAAATTAAAAGACAGTTAATGGAAGTTGAATTTGGTTATAATATGCAACTTGCACAAGCTACAGCTCAAAGAGAAACTATGAGGGAAGCTGAAATTGAAGATAGAAAAGATAAAAGAACTAGAATACAGGCTACACAACAAAGCCAAATGATAGATCAAAGAAAAAATGATTTATTACCAACAGATTTTGAGTCCTCAAATAACACGTTAGGAGGACTTGGATTAGGGGAGATTACTCCTTAATATTTTTATTAATTATTATATTATATTATGTCAGAAACAATTCAAGATAAAGAAAAAAAACCTTTAAAAGTAAAGGTTAAAAAACCAACTTTAAAAACAAAAGAAAACAAATTACACAAAGTTGATTTAACAAAAAAAGAAGAAATAAAAAAAGATGCCGTTCAAGAACAAAAGCCAGATGATAGCAATGCTGTTATCGAAGAAAAGAAAAACGAGGCAAGTAGCGAAAAAGTGGTTGAAGAAGTACGGCACACCGAAAAAGAAAAAGTAACTTCTCCAATATCTGAAATAACAGAAGAAGATATTAAAGAAGAAATAAAAGAAACAACTAAAGAGTTAAAAGAAGCAGTTAGAGATGAAAAAGTATTAGGTAGACAATTACCTGAAAACATCGACAAACTAGTTTCATTTATGGAAGAAACAGGTGGAACAATAGAAGATTATACAAGATTAAATGCAGATTATTCTAATATAGATAATACTGCTTTACTTAAAGAATATTATAAAAAGACTAAACCACATCTTAATCAAGAAGAAATTAACTTTGTTTTAGAGGATAATTTTTCATATGACGAAGATTTGGATGAAGAGCGAGATATAAAGAAAAAGAAACTTGCTCATAAAGAAGAAATTGCCAAAGCCCGAAAGTTTTTGGAAGAAACGAAGAGTAAATACTACGATGAAATCAAGTTGAGGCCAGGAGTAACTCAGGAACAACAAAAAGCGATGGACTTTTTCAATAGATACAACGAAGAACAAAAAGTAGTTAGTCAACAACATGATGCGTTTAAGCAAAATACTAATAAATTTTTTACTGAAGAATTCAAAGGTTTTGATTTTAATCTTGGTGAAAAGAAGTTTAGATATGGAGTTTCAGACGCTAATGAAGTTGCTGATAAGCAATCTAATTTATCAAATTTTGTAGGGAAGTTCCTTGACGATAACGGTAATGTTAAAGATTATAAAGGTTATCATAAAGCTATTTTTACAGCTCAGAACGCTGATACAATTGCTAATCATTTTTACGAGCAAGGCAAAGCCGACGCTGTTAAAGATGTAATGGCTAAATCTAAAAATATAAGTAATGAAGCTAGAAGCACTGCTTCTGGTGATATTTTTATTGGTGGATTTAAAGTAAAAGCTATATCTGGCGCTGATAATTCTAAGTTAAAAATAAAAAGTAAAAAATAAACAATTAATAAAAAAACATATAAAATATGGCTTTTAACACAAGTGGAAGTTTTCCTGCTTCTTTAGTGCCTTCGCAATCACAGATGACTTTGTCAACAAATTATCTTGATTTCACTGGCTCTGCTGGAGGAAACTTTGCACAACAATATCTACCTGAGCTTTATGAAGCTGAAGTAGAAAGATACGGAAACCGAACAATTGGTGGTTTCTTAAGAATGGTTGGCGCTGAAATGCCAATGACATCTGACCAAGTTGTTTGGTCTGAACAAAATAGATTAAATATTGCCTACAAAAAAGCACAAATGGTTGCTGGTGGTGGTGCTAATGATGATATTACAGTTGTAATAAACATTGATGATGCACAACCGGACATAGCTGCTGCTGATAGATCAGGTGCCATAAGAATAGGTCAAACTGTTTTACTTTCTGATAACGCTACTGGACTTATAGTTCAAAAAGCTTTAGTTCAAAATGTAACTACTACTACTAGAACTAATGATACTTTAGAAATTAAATTTTACGGTACAACTGTTAATTCTTTAGGAACTGCTGCTGATGGAGTAAATCTATTTGTATATGGTTCTGATTTTGGAAAAGGTGCTATTGGTATGGCTGGTTCTATTGAGCCTTCTTTTACTCAATATTCTAATTCTCCAATTATATTAAAAGATAGCTATCAGATAAATGGTTCTGACGCTGCTCAAATTGGTTGGGTAGAAGTTGCTACTGAAGATGGACAGTCTGGGTACTTATGGTATTTAAAAGCTGAGTCTGAAACTAGACTTAGATTTGAAGATTCATTAGAAATGGCTATGGTGGAAGGTGAATTTATGGATCCTGCTAACCCTTATAATAATGCTAATGCTACTTTTGATTTTGGTGGACCAGCTAACGCTGCTATGGCAACTAGAATTAAAGGTACTGAAGGTTTATTTGCTGCTGTTGAGTCAAGAGGTAATGTGTACTCTGGATTTGCTGGTGCTGCTGCTCCTGGTTCAGGTGCTTTAGGCGATTTTGATGCTATCCTTAAACAATTAGATAAGCAAGGTTCAATTGAAGAAAACATGTTATTTTTATCTAGAGCTACTGCTCTTGATTTCGATGATATGATTGCTGCTATGAACGGAGCTTATGCTTCTACAGCTGCTGCTTCTTACGGTCTTTTTGACAATGACGGTGATATGGCATTAAACTTTGGATTTTCTGGTTTTAGAAGAGGTTCTTATGACTTCTATAAAACTGACTGGAAATATCTAAATGATGCTTCAACTAGAGGTTTATCTAAAGAAATTGATGGTGTAATGGTTCCTGCTGGAACAACTACAGTATACGATCAAATGTTAGGATCTAACATTAGACGTCCTTTCTTACATGTAAGATATAGAGCTTCTGAAACTGAAGATCGAAGAATGAAGTCTTGGATTACTGGCTCTGTCGGTGGTGCATATACTGATACTTTAGATGCGATGACTGTAAGTTTCTTATCTGAAAGATGTTTAGTAACTCAAGCTGCTAATAACTTCGTGTTATTCAAAGGAGCTTAATTAATTATTAACATTTAAAAATTTAAGAAAATGGGTTATATATCATTTAACAAAGGTGGAGGAGATGTAGATCTTATTCCAGCTGAAAACATAGTTCACGTTAGCGCTGCTGATGCGGACAATATACAAATATCATACGGCGTTGGTCTAGGTACTAGTCCTGCTGTTATGACAGCTGACGTAGTATATGCAACTGCTTCGGCGGCTCAATATGCTACAGTTAGAGGTTTAGTTAATGCTGCAATTGAAAAAGCAAATGGAGCATCTGGACCTGCTATACCTGTTGGTTTACCAACATTGGTTACAGCTGTTCACATTAAGTCTGTAGACGTTTCGTCTTAAGACTAGTAATAAGATCCCGCTTCGGCGGGGTCTTTTTTAACTATTATATTATATTATATTATGGAAACAAAAGAAAACAAAAAACCTACAGCAAAAGCTGTAAAAGCGGTTGAAGAAATCGTTGAAACTCCTACAGTAAAAAAAGATACTTGGGAATATAAAGATAGAAATTATTATTTATTAGGAGGTAAAAATCCTTTAACATATACTTTACCTAGTAAGCATAATGCTAAATATCCTTTAGTTTGGTTTGATCCAGAAAAAGGTTATGAAAGAGAATTAAGATATGCTACTAATCAAAAATCAATTTTTGTGGATGAGCAGAAAGGTCCTGCAACTATGAGACATATTATATTTGAAAAAGGGCATTTGATGGTTCCAAAAGAAAAAAGGAACTTACAAGAGTTTTTAGCTCACCACCCACATAAAAATAAAATTTTTGCAGAACATGATAGAGAAGTTGTTGCTGAAGATCAATTTGATAGATTAGAATTAGAAATAGCCGCAGCAAACTTAGCTTACGAACTAGACATTGAAAGCGCGGAAGCTATAATGAGAGTTGAAGTAGGATCTAGTATAAACAATTTAAGTTCTAAAGAACTAAGAAGAGATACTATTTTATTTGCAAAAAAGAACCCTAGATTATTTATTAATTTAGCTAATGATGATAATGTT